ATGACAGTGAAGCTAAAAGCCTATGGTCTGCACCAGCTCCAGCTGTAGCTGAACCATGGGGTAGTAACACCGAAGGTTTACCTGATCTTCCTGCAGGAGACAACATGCCCTTCTAGACTATGGACCTAGGCATCCGGTAGGTAACGCCGCCTCCAGGAGACACCGAAAGTGTAAGCCCTAGACAAACACGGGAGTGTAGCCCAACGGCAGAGGCATGGAGTTTAAGCCTCCACAAGTGCGGGTTCGAATCCCGCCACTCCTACCAATCTTAATCTATTCTTAACTAATGACAGATCAAGTCAAACTAATTTGGGCTACTCCAAATGCAGAACAAATGATAGGCATGATGGCCCGTGTCTCAAACCCTGAAAATCAAAACAATCCTGATGTAGCCAAGCTACTTAAATACTGCATTAAGCATAAGCACTGGAGTATTTTTGAAATGGGTAACCTTTGTGTTGAAATCAATACAACACGTGGGATCAGTCCGCAAATCTTACGGCACCGTTCATTTACCTTCCAAGAATTCTCACAACGCTATGCAAATACCAATGCAATTGGTCGCATCCACTGTCCTCAACTACGCTCACAAGATGTAAAGAACAGACAAAACTCTGTTGATGATCTTGAATCCAAGCTTGGTAAAAGCCAAGTGACTGATATCAAACGTCGTATTGGTATTCACTTTGAAGAAGCTGAGCATCTCTACCAAGAGTTAATTAGTAAAGGAGTAGCAAAAGAATCAGCACGATTCTTGTTGCCATCCGCTGTACCAACCAGGCTTTACATGAACGGTACACTAAGATCATGGGCACATTACATTGATCTGCGTAGTGCCAATGGCACACAACAAGAGCACAAAGAGATTGCAGACAACTGCAAACAAATCTTCACTGAACAATTCCCTATCATTTCATCTGCACTATGGAATTAAAACAATCACGTGGCACACTAATTCTTTCTTGTACTAAATGTGGGAAAGAATTTAATCGTCAAGCTTGTCAACACCGCGCCAACCTAAGGCGCGGTCGTACTAAAGCATATTGTTCTGCCAAGTGTGCAGGCAGATCTCACAAGCAACCTTTTACTGTAAAGACTGAATCAAGCAGAATAGAAGCTGCTCGTGAAAGCTATAAGGAAAAATGTCCTAAATGTAACGAACGCACTTTTACAGTATTAGAAAGCAAACTAACAGCTAAAGGATACAGGCGACGTAGAAAACATTGCCTTGACTGCGGCCATAGGTTAACTACTATTGAAATGCCACTAGAAGATGTAATAGATAAACCTACACCAACAGGTAAACTTATTGCATGCAAGACATGCGAACATAATGAGAACGAAGCTTGTGGCTTCTTTATCCCAGAGTATATGACTGACCATGCAGATGAATGCAATCTCTATTCAAAATGCACTTGATGCAATCTATCGCGGTCAAACAAATGTCGCAGTCAAAGCTAAGGAGGTTGATCTCTCCTTAACTGAGCTAAAGGAACTCTTCAACAAGTATGTATCTGAACGACCAATTAATAATAACGATTGGTCAGATGACATCGAGTTAAGTTGGCCTTGGGTTTAATGAAAGATTCAGTGGCTCACGCGCCTACCTATCACCTCAGTAGCCCATGTCTAGCTCCTGGGCCTGGGCTGCCAGCTCATCGAGGACCGCGGCTCGCTGCTGATCGATGGCGTGCTTGTAGGCCATCAGGTCAGTCAAGCGGATGCGCCGGTGGGTGCCGACCTTGCGGAAGGGGATCTCCCCTTGCTCCAGCCGTTCGATCAGGAAGGGCCGCGACACGTTCAGCAGATCAGCGGCCTGCTGGGTGGTCAGCTCGGTGATCGTGGCTTCCACATCTAGTCCTATTAGATCGATGGGCCAGCAGCAATCCTTTCTCTGTCTTTCTTAAGCTCTTTTTCAAGACGTTGTTCTTTCTTAAACTTGTCTAACAAATGAGTCAACAAAGCAGACTGGGAGTCGTAAGCTACACCACGATAGGTCAATGACATTGGAGTTCTCCGATAAAACAGGTGCCGTTCCACGCCTGTTGTTATGCGCCTCTTGACAGAGGTGAACGTCCCTTTATTATAGTACATCTTTAATTACATGGGCAGTCTTGACGTAAGCCCCATGCATCTCACATCACACTAAACATCATGACACTACTCAAGTTCTCAACAGGCAACGCCAAGCTAGGCAAACGCCTCATCTTTTCACTACCAGCTGGGTATACCTGCCCTAATGCTGGTGTTTGCAAAACATTCAGTGACCGAGTCACAGGCAAGATCCAAGACTTACCTCAGACCAACAACACTGATGCTGCACCATACCGTTGTTTCGCTGCTAGTAGTGAAGCACGAAGCCCTCAATGCAGAGCAGCCAGGTGGCATAACTGGGACTTGCTTAAAGAAACAATGATCCCAGTAGAAGATCCCATCCATAAGATTGCTGCTGTACAAGAGCTGATCACTGCATCAATCAATGCAAAGGATCGCAACCACAAGATTGATCTGGTTCGCATCCATGAGTCAGGTGACTACTGGTCTGAATTGTATTTCCTTGCATGGCTACGTGTAGCTCGCATGGATCCTACTCGTAAGTACTATGGCTACACAAAACAATTGCAACTATGGCTTAACAACATCGATGAGATTCCAGAAAACTTTTATCTCACTGCATCCATGGGTGGCAATCTTGACCCTATGCTTAGCTCACATGCACATCAATTTAAACGTATAAGCTATGTCGTCTACTCAGAAATGGAAGCTCGCAGTTGGGATCTATCTATCGACCACGACGACAGCCACTGTTTTGGTACTAAACCGTTTGCACTTTTAGTTCATGGCACACAACCAGCGGGATCTGATGCAAGTAAATCAATCACTCAACGCAAGAAAGAAGGAGGCTTTGTTGGATACAATTCCAACAAGAAACGTTAAACCTTGTAACAAATGCGGGGGCATTGATAGATATGCTCCCCGTAGTAACAACAGCCTGGGCAACTGCAAACGTTGCGCCAGGCGTCAGGCTAACTTTTATTACAAACAAAAGTTAGTCAAACAGAAAACTAAAACACAAGAGGACAACTCATGACTGAACACCCAATGACTGACGAATTGCTGCAACAGATCGGATGCTCAAACCCACGAGCGCGTGTCTTTGATACTCAAGCCATGCGAACCGCTTATGACAAAGGTCGTGATGACCAGTTGGAGCAGGTGATGGAATGGCTAGACGAACACTTATCTAATTATTCTGATGCTCCTTGGCTGGGTAGTTGTGAATCAATCCTCGACTTAGAAGATCACTTAAAGAAAGCAATGCGTCCAACAACACAGGAGAACAACTAATGACATACACATTGACTGAGCAATTCATCCATGGAATTGTTAACTTTCGAGACTGTTGGTACGCTCGTTTTGATATGCATAACTGTTGCGATGAAGATTTCTGGGAATGGCTATCAACAGGATATTATGACATGTACGTTCACCCTTTCCCGGATTATGATCCTTGGAATTTAACTGGTCGTGATCATCGATGAGGATTTAAGAAAAGCAATGCGCCCACAGGAGGACAACTCATGACAATCCTGACAACTAATCAACCCTTTGCTACTATCTAATGACAAGAACTACCGCTGCAATGTCGTATCTAATCGCTACTGAAATTAAAGGCATACCACATGCCATTGCTACTAACGTAGAAGAAAACAAATTTGAATTGATTCCTATTAAAACTGATTCACAAATTGCTAAAGCTTTTTGTGCACCACATCAAACTGGAGCATATAATATCCTTCAGTGGATCAACAAAAATGATAAACGCCTTGCCGCCAAATCTTTATCCGTTCAGCCCGAAGCTAAATTCTTCTATTAAATCTGCATACGTATTTGATATTGAAACTGATGGCCTGTATGACGAAGCTTCTAAAATCCACTGCATTGTCTTCTATGATCTCATTGGAGACAGGACTTATGCTTTTGGGCCTAGCACTATTGATGCTGGTCTCAAGTGTTTGGCTGATGCTGATCTTCTAATAGGCCATAACATTATCTTTTATGATATCCCGGTCATAGAAAAACTATGGCCGGGTACGTTCAGTCGTAAACCCCAACAAATCATTGACACATTACTCTGCACCAGACTCATCTGGCCCAAAGAAAAGCTCTACGATCTTGATACGGACCAGTACCAGCAAGTGCCGCCTAGATTACGCGGGTCAGCTAGTCTTAAAGCCTGGGGCCACCGTCTCAGTGACAAGAAGATCGATTTCAAAAACTTTTCTGAATACTCAGAAGAGATGCTTGACTACTGCAAACAAGATGTTTCAGTCACAACCAAACTTTTCAATCACATACAAAATCAAAACATTCCTATCACCGCTTACCAATTGGAACACACACTGGCTCACTGCATTGAAAGACAAATTAGATCTGGCTTTCCATTTGATACTGATAAATGTCTTGATTTTGTGGATGACTTGGAGTCTGAGAAAGAAACACTCGAAGGAAAGTTAAAAAAATTATTTCCTCCTATTGAAACTGAAACTTGGTTTACCCCCAAGGTGAACAACACTAAACGTGGCTATGTAAAAGGCGTACCGTTTCGCAAGGTACATAGCGAAGAGTTTAATCCTGGCTCCAGGCAACAGATCACTGACCGTTTAAAAACTAAATACGAATGGCGACCAACAGAAACAACAGATAAAGGTAATGCAATCTTAAATGATGAAGTCTTAGCAAAGCTTCCTTATCCAGAAGCTGAGCCTTTATCTAGATACATGTTATTAAAAAAACGGCTAGGCCAAATGAAAGAAGGTAATAATGCATGGCTAAAACTAGTAGATGAAGATGATGTAATACATGGTGATTTAATTACAAATGGTTGTATTACAGGTAGGGCTAGCCATCGTAATCCAAACATGGCACAAGTTCCTGCTGCTTACTCACCATATGGAAAAGAGTGTAGGCAATTGTTTCATGCTCCTAATGATTGGGTATTGATTGGTTCTGATGCAAAAGCACTGGAACTAAGATGTTTAGCAGGATACCTTGCGCTTTGGGATAATGGAGAATACGGTGAAATTGTTATTGATGATACTAAAGACATTCATACTTATAATCAAAAGATGTTTGGAGTTAGTACACGAGACATTAGTAAGCGTCTTCTCTATGCTGTACTTTATGGTGCTGGCTTTCTCAAGGCAGGTACAATTGTGGATTCAAATGAAGACGATCCAGAATCACTCAGAGCATTAGGAAGAGAAGCAATTGATTCTTTCTTAACAGGTATCCCTGCATTACAAAAACTTAAACAACAACTTGCTCAAACATTAATTGCACGAGGATTTTTAATTGGCTTAGACAAACGTCCTTTGTATTGTCGTTCAGAGTTTAAAGCTTTGAATGTATTACTACAAGCTGCTGGCGCAGTCATCATGAAACAAGTTGTTATTAACATCCATGAAGACTTAGAAGATGCAGGCTATGTCTACGGTACCGACTGGGTTCAACATGCTTTTATCCATGACGAAATTCAAATGTCTTGTCCACCAGGATTAGAAGATAGCTTACAGCCTTACATATTGAATGCTTACGTTAAAGCAGGAGAGTGTTTCGATTTCTTATGCAAGATCGAAGGCGACGTGAAAACCGGTTATAGTTGGTACGACACACACTAAAGCAGGGGCATCCACCAGGTGTAAGTCCCTTGTTTGTTTACCTCTTTATTCTTTCAACATGTCATCAGCTCTTGCTAAACGTTCATTGGAAAGCTTTGCTTTATTCAATGACAAACGATTTGTTAGTGGTTATCAACCACTTGTTACCATCCAGCCTTTAAACAAATCAAAGAAACGTGGTTGGTTTATTCGTAAATCAGATCTAGACAACTGTGGCTGGACCGCAGCTGAATCTGATTTTGATAAAGGTTCAGTCATCTTTGACTACGAACAAACCTTTGGGATGCCACCGAACACATCAAAAGAACTTGGCTTAAACTTCCAAGCTCCACGTGTTCAAGTCTTATTGCGTTCACCTTTAATGGTTGAACAGCAATTTGGTATGCGTCAAACCATTGGCACCTTTGAAAACGATGCAGTTAAGGAACTGTTTGAAGCAGATAAAGCTGCTGCTGATCTTGCATCTAGCAAGAATGAGATGTACAAACGTAAGTACAGTGTACGTACTAAGTACCTCATCTATATCCTGACAAAAGAAAACAAAAGGGCTCACAAGATTCCTATTGTTCTTACCTTGAAAGGATTGAATGGCACTGACATCTCTGAAAAGATTCGTCTCTTTGAAAAAGAAATGTCCAAGTGTTTGTCTAAAGCACTTGATACTGAAGTGCCTATGCAGTACAACGAACAGTTCTTTGCTACCACAATCTTCTGTCCTGTTTTAAGTAGTGACATGAGAGGAAGCAACAACGTAGAGATCTGCGCTGTTGAATCCTTTGATATCCCTGATTACTCAGACAATGATGCAGCACTAAGTTCACTTGGTAACCTGTCTATTCCTGATGAGGATCGTGAATCAACCTGGAAATTCCAAGAGATGTACAACAACTACATCAACCAACATGCAAAACAAGATGCTGATCGGCTTGGTGGTTCGTATGGGATCCAAGAAGGAGTTGAAATTCTTCCACAATCCCGTACGGTTGAAGCGCAAGTAGTCACAGCATTGCCTGCAGCAAGCAAAGACAGCTATGGTGCTGACTCACGACTGTGAGTTAGATAAGACTCCATGTTATCAAGTGTGTCTTTTACTAGTCCCTTGATAACAGTCTGTCTTGTAGCAGCAATGTCCACAAGCATTGCTGCTATTTGTTTTAAATCACTCTTTGAATGGCATTCATCTATGTAGCGTTTCATTTTTATTTTCCAAAACTCTTCTTCTGGTGACTCTTTGAAGTTGAGCATTTGTTCAAATTTTAATTTCATTCTACATGACTTCTCAACTACTTGACATGAACAGTGCACAAGCACTGATCTATTCCAAATCAAATATCAGACGTGCTTTCCCTCAGTTTGATGACACTGAAATTGCAGGCATCTACAAGCAAGACGATGCCGTTATTATCGTGCGGCATGATGGCACGAACCAAAAATATGACGCTGCTTTGGTACGTAATGCTTTCCAAGAGTTTACATCTCGTGTCCCAGATTTCTTTTCCTACCTCGGTCCAAACTATCGTGGGCCTAGCATCTGGAAAAACAATTGTTACATTCTCTACAAAGGTTGGTTATATTCTCAGGTAGGAGCTGAGAAACTATTCCAAACCCAAGCGCAATATCGTTGGGCTGATAAGTTCTCACTACTAGATAGCGAAGAGAAAGTTACCAATGTACTTAACGAATACAACCTTGGTTATATTGTTTCTCCTGATGGCCGTATCAAAGGCCAGAAGGAGGTTGCCATTGGTACTGATGAAGAGTTGCCTGATGACAATCAAGAAGATGCTTTGCAAGAAGCAATACCACATTGTAACTGTGGTTCCTTCCAGCAACAAGCTCAGAACTTAACTGAACTACAAGCTGAGATCCCAGGCTACGAACCAATCTGTAAGCATATTGCATACATGAGAAAGTTCCGTGAGTTCTGTGTCAAGCGTAGTAATTTAATTGAGGAACTTAGGGGTGGCCTTGCTACTAACGCAACCGCTTGGCATTATACACCACCAGGTGCTCACCAAGAATATGGAAACTTTCGTGTGATCTACACAAAGTCTGGCCAAATGGCTACACTAGATAAGTGGCGTCTTTACAACAAAGACGTTAACTATACGCAGCATGATGTCTGGCAACTGCTAGATAATATGCTTGCTAATAAATTTGTACCATTTCCTTTGACCGCTCTCGGGCACATCTCCCACGCTTTCAAAACCAAGTAATCAAACTCATGTTTTCTTTCTTTGCATCCATCGCTGGTAGTTTCATTGCTGAGGTTGCCTCTGGTTTAGTAGCCTTTGGTGTCGCAATGGCCATGAATTATCTGACTAGTATGTTCCAATGACTAACTCAAACAACAAGCCGTGTCGTAAGTGCGGCAGTACAGAGCGATACAAGCCACCACTTGGTCACAAACTAGGACGTTGCAAAGCTTGTCATAAAACTAGAAATAAGGCTTGGCAAAAAGCTAACCCTGAAAAAAATCGGGCTTCTAGTAGAGCTTGGAGTCAAGCTAACCCTGAAAAACATCGGGCTAAAATTAAAGCTTGGCGAAAAGCTAACCCTGAAAAAATTAAAAACAACAATTACAAGTATGAAAAAAACAATCCTGAAAAACGTGCTGCTCACTTGGCAGTTCGTAATGCAGTCAAACATGGAGACTTACCCCGAGTCTCAACTTGCGACTGTGTAGACTGCGGCATTCAAGCCGCAGAGTATCACCATGAGGATTACAACAAACCATTAGAGGTTGTGGCCCTCTGTAAAAAATGCCACTTCAAACGACACCAACTTTCAAACAATGAATTCACAGATCACCCACACCAAGCTTGATAAGCTCAATACCTTTGAGCTATACAAGCACCACTCAGCTCTTACCAGCAGCCTTTCCCTGCTTACTGAAGAGTCTAAAGAATTAGCTCTAGCCGAGCTCGAAGCTTGTGCTCATCTACGTTCTACTAAGCTTGACGGAATCCATTATCACATTACTAAGCATGAAAAGTTAATTGAGGTTGGGCAAGAAGAAAAGAAACTTCTTGATGCTGCTCTTAAGCACCACAAAGCAGAGATTGCTGCACTCAAATCTATCTTGTCAGAAGTTAGAAGACGAGGTTTTGCTACCGGGAACAAGCTTATTGGAAACAAATACATCTATCATGTAATTCCAAACGCGCAACCAACGGTAGAAATTAGTTCATCTATAGAAGATTGGTCACCACAGGAGCAGTCTGAATATAGTATTCTAGAAGAAACCACTATCAAAACAATCTGCAAATCATCTGATGGCAATACAATCCTACGGCAAGACACGAAGGTCAAACATCGATGTGTACCGAATGTCGACGCCATCCGTGACGCATACGAACACGGTAAGCAATTGCCCCAAGGGGTCACCGTCAAGCAAAATTATCAGATCAGAACCAAAAGAACCCTCTCTACAAATGACTGAAGCTACCTGGACTATCTTTCATCCTTCATTACAGAAATCTTTCTACGCAAATCTAGATGCACCGACAAGTACAAACGATGCGCAAGTAAAACAAACTTGTCATTTACATGCAGTCGATGATATCATTTTACAAATTGATGTGGTCGAAGCTGAGCTGCAATTAGAAAAAGATCAAGAAATTCCTTATAACCAAAATAAGATGCAACACTTACAAGAGCGGCGCATCAAACTAATTAATGCCAAGCGTTACCACAAGAATGCAAGTAATGCTTACTGGTACTTCATTCAAGGATGATAAACTAAAGAAAAGGGTGTGCCAAATGTCAAGAGAATATGAAGAACATCTTACATATCTTCTGAACAACTTTACTCAAGGAGGCACACCGCTACCTGCATTAGTTGGTTCCAAGCAAGAATGGCAGGTCACGACCCTAGTCGCTGGCCTGCTAGCTAATGCAAATATTTCAGCTTCATTAGATGCTGAAGAAATTGTAGAGGCAGCTATCAACTATGCAAATATCATTCAAGACAAACTCGGTGAGTATCAAAATGCAAAGATCCATTCACTTGAACGTTTGATTGATTGACCGTATAATCTAAAAGTCTTTCTAATTACCAGTGACTCAACCTATCGTTACCATTCGATTCTCTTTAGAATTTGAATGCCGTTATAATCCTTTTGAAGGACGTACGCCAGAAGCTTATGCTGATCTACTTGAAACGGATCTGCATCAAGTGTTAAGAGACTTCCGCGAAGATGAAATCGATGGAATCTTCACTACAATACACACAGTTGAACTAAACGATTCAAATGACTGAAGAAGAGTACTTGGCTACATGGAACATTCATGAACAAAACCAACGTACTGAGTTCATGAACCATATGTACGAACGCTCTGGACGTACCAATGGTTTGTTTACTGGTTTGTGGCAAGAGTTTTGTTTAAAAGAAGCAGGGCCTTACTGTAAAATGATGTGGTTTGAGCAGCAAAAAGCTGTTAAAGAATTCATTGACCAGGCTAACTTGCGTCAATTAGAAACACTTTCTTTGGCAAAAGAACCCTGCAAAGATGACTCTTGTTCTAAAACATTCGTCCCTAACCTTCACGATTAATGACTACTAATTTCAATCCTAGAGAGCATCAGTACGTAAGTTGTATTGAATGTTTTGAAGACACTATTGCTACTTATGTAGAACGCACAAACAAAAAAGAAGGTTTAACTGGTAGCGAAATCTACCAGGCTTTTAAAGAAGCTGTTAAAAACCAACAAGAGTGGCATGAAAATGAACAGCAAATCTTAGAGGAGTTAAGATCTTTTCTTGTTACGGCGATTCCAACAACGGATCTTTCCCCCCGTTACAAATAACAACAGCACGTTTATAAAAGTAAGTGTCTGTTTTATTGGCGGTCTCCAAGGCCGCTTTTACTTTTGCCCAATTTTCTTTTGTGTGTTTATCCATTGGTTTACTTTACAGCAGAAAACCCTCGCTGTATGAAACACCGAAGGTCTTGGCGGATGCGGCCCCTGCAGGGAGTGCAAGTACAGATGGAACCCCTAGCGTCCTAGGACAGAGCTGCGACAGATCAATTATACACCAGCAATACCATTAGCTCCAGAGCTAGAATTTCTTGCGCCCCAAGTGCCTGAAAACCATTCAATTGACGTTGCACCAGTTCCAATCCCTCCAGCATTCAAAACTGCGCCGTTGTTAGATATTGCACTACTTGCGTAAGCCGCCACGTGTCTGCTGTTTTGCGGATCGGCATTGCCAGCTCTATTGCTGTTTAAGTATTTTGTTGCGTTGCTCGCATCACCAAGCCCCGTCTCCCTGTTGTAATCACCAGAGACAAAGTTGAAATTGGTAGGTGCCGTGCCGACTAAAGGAACCAACGCACCAGTCAATGTCCTAGCACCGGCCAAGATGCAGCTCGCCTTAATCGCAGGCCAAATCCCATCGTTTTTGCAGCCCTTGACGAAGCTGTTGATTGCCATGCGTGTGGCAGTCTCTAGCGCCTGACCATCGGCGGCTTCAACCGCAGCGCCTGACCATCGGCGGCTTCAACCGCAGCGATGTAGGCCACGGCATCAGCGTCATCAGGCGCTGGGTAAAGGGTGAAAATACGGCGCGGTTTACACGCGCTAAATACGCCGTGTAGTCCTCGCGGGGTTCGATTGGTAGGAAGGCTTCGCTGTTTTCGCGGAGGTATTCCGTCCCAAGGGTCACGGCCTTCATGATTTCCCAGCCCTTCATCATGTCCAGCACCGCTTGCGTGCGGGTGAACGGACTGTCAGCTCCA